GTTGGTTATATAAGGTACATGTTCGTAGTATTTATTTAGTCTCAGTTTTTTTAGGAGACCTCTAATTTTTGCATGTGTAATGTCTTCGAGATTTTTGATTTTCATCTTTCGTAGTTCCGCTCTCAATTGTTCCATGACTTCGTTTGGTATTGTAGTGGTCTCTTGTGCCTGAAACTGGGAGAGCCATTCATTGAAATGATTTTCTCGTTTGTATGAATAGTTTATGACTTTTTCGGATGTTTCTTGTTCTTCTCGGTAGGTGAGTTCTTGGTTTATATGTGCGGCGACAACTACACCACACCCGTCACATATCAAATCACTTGTGTCTTGGACGTGAACAATATTACTATCTACACATGTCTCACATATATCTAGCGCTCTCTCAGAGTGTCTGTATATGTTTTGTTTTTCTACGTCTATGAGGTAATCTGTAAATATATCTTTTCGTGCTAGTCCAACAGTCTCCTTCACGTTGAAGATATTATCGGTGTGTATTTTGTCGTCTCCCTGACTCAGATGGCGTTCGATGAAAGGCATACACTTAATAATGTATTGAGACATCTCGGACTCATATTTAGATTTGTTATGTGGCTCCCGACTAATAAGGTCTGACCATTCTTCGATCTTATTATTATATCTACTTAAAAAGTTACCTTCCATTCTTTATATAATGTTGTTTAAACTTTTAAGTAATGTTTACATCTTATATAAAAAACTTACCACACCAAGAGACTATCAGATCATTTCCGAAGAGATCGAGTACAAAATAAATTATGATCTGAAATATCACATCGAAGATGACTTTTGGAAAAGTGAGAGTAAGGATTGGGATGGTATACTTGAAGAATTTTACATCGATGCAACTGGTTGCGATTTTAGAACCACCTTCATACCAGAAAACGTCGAAAACATCATCTTGCGAATCAAGTATTATTTCAATGGTAAGGTGTACACTGCAATCTCAAATGATCTTACTTTCACGGTTGAAAACAAAGATGAAGAACCATCTATGAATTTTGTTATCCCTTTGAGTACTGCTTGGATAGTCGATCATGATGATAAACCGATTAAGAACATTACTGAAAAGGTGAAAAGGTATTCGGGTCCAAGACACGATTTTCATGGACAGAAGGTTTCACTTCGAGATTTTCTATACTATGAGCCACATTATCTCGACACGAGATTCCCAAAGATTATGTTGAAGAATTCCATGGGTATGAAAAAGACAGTGTCGACTTTGGAGGGGTACACTACAGATCTTCGGATACCTTAGTAGCTAGGTAAAACTTAAGCTCACCCAAATTAGCGACATTGTACTTTAAAATTAAAAAACGGTTACCATTTTCTTGTATAATTTGCACAGACGCACACATACTCGTCGCCTTTGTAAAGATATTTAGGTACTTCAAACTGTACAGTCCTATTATTTTGGGGCTGTGCTCCGGGCACTCTATGGATGTTTCCTGGTTCGCGAAATCACCTTCACACTTCAAATGAATCAGGTTCCCTTCACGTCTAATTTCAATCTCCGATCCCAAATTGGACATATCACGGCAGAGTCTCTGGAAATCGGCGGATGGTAAAGTTGTAATAGTGGACATTTCAACATCTGGTACTTCGATATGATTCTCATTGATGTCGAGGAGTTTAAGTTGGAACTTGGTGCTTGTCTTCTTAGTCTCACTCGTGATTTCGATGTTCATGAACTCCTTCGAATTGATTTCAATCTTAATCACATCGTTATTTGTGATTGTTTTCATGATTTTGAAGGTATTCGATATGTTTATACCCGCGATGATCTCTTCCTGGTCACACTCATATTCTTCAAAATTATCAGCCGCCAAAAAAAGGTCGATGAGAGAAGTTCTCGCCGTATCCAACGTGACTATGTACATCCCTTGTGGTCTGAAATATATATTTACATCGTTTAAGATATCCTTTAGAACTTCAAATATCGATTTAAATGCAGTAGCTTGTATCGAAACTAATTTCATATCTAATGGGAGAATCGACTTACATCTTTAAATCCTTATACACTTCACCCTTACTCACATCCCTGTTAATCTTTTCCTCAAGCTCCTTGGTCATCGCGGGTTGAAGAGATTGACCGTAGTTGTCGAGGTAAAAAAGACCCGAATCTTTATCACTTCCATCTATCGCGGTCATGGAAGATATTGTGCTCCCAAACCCTCCATGTTCAATATCCTTTTTAGGTAAGAGTGACTCTAGCCAGTTTTTTATTTCGTTACCCACGAGAATCTTCCCATTCTTGGTCAGCATGGTCGGTACACGGTTAATCTTATTGGTATATTCTCTCGGTATACCCTGTGTATTGACATTGTGATAATGTATCAGCTGTTTCAATTGTTTGTTATCATTGATGTATTCAACTAAACTCATGGAATGTTTGCATCTTGGACTATAAATCAACAACGACATCTAATATGTATAGGGTATTTTGTAAAAAAAAATTAACGCATTATAATAAAAGATGGATACACTCAAGATTGTAATCGGGGTTATACTCGTCGTGGCTGTCCTGGCGATGTTCAGGCGTGAGACATATTCCGAATCATTTGGATTTTCAGGGTACAAGAAACCAATCAACTACGTAAAACTCAATGACCCCAGACCAGACTACTCAGGGTACTCACTGGTAGAAAGTAATGTCGATCACGACACGATGGAGAAGTTCGTGATGGAAACGAACAAGGAGTTGCTCAAACGCCTTGGGTTTTCTGTGTACATAATAGAGACACAGTCGGTCAAGACGTATGAGGGTGTTGCGGATAGGATGTATGAATGCATGTTCATGGTCGTGAAGAATGACGGCTTCTCGTTTGGTTTCACCGTGATCGCGTCGTTCATCGAAAAGGGTGGAAAGATTCGTATACAATCTCTCCGTTCCCAACCCCTCCGTGACCAGGCACCAGATGATATCAGCATCTACACAAAAGATTCTGTTGGTAAGGAATTTGTAAAATATAAACTCATCAAGGAGAGTGCTATGCCGAACCTCGATGGGTTAGAATCCGCAAAAAATAAATTAAGCTAATTGTAATGATCAGCATCAATGATATCATACGAATTGATGACAAGAAGAAAAAGATCAAAAAGGAAATATACACCAAGATTTATGAACAGTTTTCATCGAAGATTAGAAAATCAGTAGAACTTGGTCATAAACAGGTGTTTCTCACAGTACCGGTGTTTCTCGTAGGCTACCCAGTGTACGACAGGGGGGCTGCAGCCAGATACGTGATGAGACAGTTTCAACATGGTGGATTCGAAGTTCATCTATTGAGTGATTTCGATATATACGTGTCTTGGAACACCTCAAAAAAGAAGAGAGAAACACACAGTGAAGTCGAAGATGACACCGATTTCCCAAATCTCATGAACCTGAAGAAGATAGCCAACCAGTACAGGAGAAACGGTGCGTAGTAAATTTTGATTTTAAAACCCAATTAATCATAAATGGATAATTTGAATATATTAGTCGAGGCGAAGAAGGAGTATCTCGGACAAATGTGTACGATTATGTGTCCACCTATGATTGATGTTTTTAGCGATATGTACGATGAAGCGACCAAACTTTCCAAGGGGAGGAAGGTTTTGATTATGTTTCAGAAATTACTGAAGGAAGTCCCAAACTGGTCGAACGCCATGTCTAAACAGCACACGGATAATATCGCGAATCGATGCGCGTGGTTTAATGATCTCTTGGCTGCCGTTTTCGTCGCGTGTACGAAAATTCTTTCCGCGGTTCGACTCAAGGCGGATAATAAGAAAATTTCTCTCAAACTCCCAACGAACGAGGTTTTCGTTCAAACGTGTTATAACAACATCGCGAAGGATCTCTACCGCGACCCCTACATTTTCCACGAGGAACAGAGTGTTTATAACCGAGATGAAAAATTAACCAGTCGTTTCTGTTTGTGCATCGAGAATTCCGTAAAGGAACTCATCCCCGTTCAGCAGATTTTGCAGACATACATGTCCCAGGAGTCCAGAGATATCGATCTTGACGGTGAAGTTCAGGATAGTGAGGACCCCGATATCTTTGATGAACATAATCCCGAGCCGATGATGGAACCCGAGCCGGAACCCGAGCCAGCTCCTATGATGGAACCCGAACCCGAACTCGAACCGGCTCCTATGATGGAACCCGAGTCCCAGGAGTTCAAAACGATTCCATCCGTCCAGTACGACGAACCAGAGCCAGAGCCAGAGCCAGAACCCCAGCAGCCAGATGATGACGATGTACTTTTCGGGGACGCACCAGAGACTCGTACAAAAAAAGTTGGCTATTATTAAATGGAACTCTCCGACTATCTACGTGACCCAGTATACGCCGCTCTCATAGCGGGTGCTACCACAGCCGGGTACATCCATCTCAAGGCGTATTTAAATAATGAAGGAAAATTGGAATTAAACCAATACGTGAAGCCAGCGGTTCTTGTCGCCATTCTCGTGTATATGATCATACTCAATGGTCTCGGTAAAAAAGAGACTATTTCCAATGAACCTTTCTAAACTTAAAGATTACAGGTATTTAATAAGAAAATGGCGTCCGTATCTGCGTTTAATGATATGATGGGACAATTTCTTGTGGAATTGCACAAGTCCTTTCCAGATGAAAAGAGTGTTAAGAAAATGCTGACGTCGTTTGATCTTATTAGAACGACTTCCCCCAAGCTCATCGTCGATGGTTTCATGACTAGCGTCACCCCCCACGCCGACCGGATTTCTGCGAAGGATGAGGATTTCATTCTCGTTCACTCCCCAGAGATTGAATTTCTCAAGGAGATCGATCTCGTTGGGTTGTGGAGTCGCATGAACGAAGGCACCAAGGCTGCCGTGTGGCAATATCTCCAGACCCTGTACATCCTTGGTACGACTATCCAGTCCGTTCCCGAGGAAACACTCGGCATGATTGAGACACTCGCGAAGGAGTGTGCCGATAAGATGCAGAACGGCGACGGTCAAATTAATCAGGATGCCCTCATGAAGATGATGTCCGGTTTGATGGGTGGTCTACCAAAAAAATAAACCTCGACTATATTAAATGAAAGTTTGGTTCGAGGATCCTACACAACTTGTCAATACTAAAAAAATATTAGACTTCTGGCCTAATAGTAAACAAACACCAGAGGATAGAATTAATGCCGCATCACGGTTTGTTATTTACGCTTCATGTGTATTATTCCTCATTCGTCGTGATCTCCGTATGTTCATTTTGGGTATGACTGTCTTATCGATCATCTTCGTGATGTATAAGATGAACGTCATCAAGGAACCATATGGAGATGTACAGAGCGCACCTACGTGCCAGAAGCCGACGATGGAGAATCCCCTTGGAAACGTTTTGATAACAGATTACACCGATGCCCCGAACAGGTTGCAAGCCTGCTATTATGCATCTGAGAAGACACTCATGGATAAATTCAGTGGTGATCAGGTTTCGTATGATTCGGGACGTTCCCGTACTACACTCCCCAAGCACCAACGTAATGCCTACGAACGACAGTTCGTGACGACTGCCGTGTCGAAGATTCCAGGGGATCAGACGGCGTTCGCGGAATGGTTGTACGGACCCAAGAATAAACCGATGTGTAAGAGTGATGCGAGAACATGCAGTCCCGATATGCGTGGTGCCCAGTTGGAAGCCTTTGGTGGTCTTCACAGAAGCGGGGACAGGCGTTAATGTGGATTAATATTCTCATGTAATAATAAATGGCGTATCAGCTTCAACCTGGTCTTTCTATTGTCGAAAATAAAGGTGCTCTCCCATCAGTGAGGGCGACCGATGAAGTGTTTGTTTACCCTCAGCCCAGTCACCTGAACTATGGATCTCGTCCCAATACAATGTTGTACGGTACCGCCCCCTATATGGCAGGTAAAGGTGCCCCAGCGAGATTTATTGAAACGAGTGATCAGCTCAGACCCCAGTCTACGTCTCGGTTCAATAAGAATATCGTTCAGACCTATGAGCGTAACCTATTCCCTCTCTCCAACATGGAGTGCAAGACCCCTCTTCGCACCATGCGTTATGAGCCATCGAGTACCCGTGCTGAACTCCAAAACGGACTTTTCCAGAAAAGATACGTCAATAAAAATATCGTTAAGAAGTAAGAATGGCTGATCCTATTTCCGTATTAGCTATAGCTGGTCTAATTTATGCTGGGCGGTCACTTAGTACCAAGTCTAGAACTGAGATGTATAGTCCTGGGGTACAGGTAATTGCACCTGGTCCTGGTCCTTCTCCTCCCCCTCAACCGGAATTCAAGGAGAACGATTTCGTGTCCAGGGTAGCCGCCCCCGCGAAAAGAGAGATGGAGAGCTTCGCAGATATTAGTCGTCAGCAGAGAAGTGGTGGTCAAGAAGTTCTCAACATGCGTAACCGCATGTATGATCAAGGGCGTATGAACAACCTATCCCCTATCGAGAAACAATTGGTGGGTCCAGGTCTTGGTGTAGGAGCTGATACCCCAGCTGTGGGTGGTTATCAACAGATGTTCAGGATTAACCCGATTAACGTAGGTGAATACAGGCTCACAACTCTCCCAGGGCGATCTGGTCCCGCCATGGACGTTACAGGTGGACGATCGGCGAAGGTTGGAGAACTCACCCACAATAAACCCGAGACGACAGCCTATCTTCCTTCTCGGTTACCTGTTATGGCTGGTCGTGCCCAGGGAATGACCGGTGTCGTACCCCGTAGTGAACATGAGATGACTAAGCGTACCACCAATCGGTCCGAAACTGGTCTACGTGATGATGGTTTGGGTTTCAGTGGTGCCAAGCGTTTGGTCTCTGCACAGACACTCGCCCAGGACCCGACTCGTTTCAAGGGTGATCGCAACGATGAACACTACGCGTACGTGAACCACCCAACCCCAGGTATCCACAGTTTCCATGGTGCGTACACGAACAGTGCTGCTGCTCAAGTGACTGCGAAGACGAATGAGGAGCTCATGAAGTTTGGGTTCCGCCCAGAGGATCGTCGTGGTAAGGCTAACCGTATGGGTAACGCCGGTCGCATGAATGTCCGTGAGAGTGCCCTTAAGCAGGGTGGGCAGATCACAGCGGTTAGAAGTGATACCTCCCGGATCGATGGTCGCATGAACGCTGCGAATGGTGGTTGGACCCAGCAGTACCAGAACAATACATTCCATCAACTCAATCCTTATAAGGGTAACGAAAACCCCAACTCGAGAACACTTGATGTCGCGACGAGGCAGTTAAAGAACAACCCCTTCTCCCATTCACTTTACAGTTAAATGAAAAGTCATCTGATTGATGAAAAACAGTCATTAAAATAGTATACATCTATTTTAATGAAGGTTCATAACCTCAGCGTAGATAGTAGTCAGCACACCGTCATCGTAGATGAGTTTTCTAACACGTTCTCGAAACCACATAATTATACTGTTCACCTGAAAAATCCAATCTATGATGTCTCCCAAATTAAACTCGTTTCCGCCCGGATCCCCACACCACAACTCCTTACGTGTTTGACGAATAACACATTCAGTGTGAACGGTACAAGCATCACACTAAACGAATCTAATTATTCTAATGGACATGTTTTGGCTGAAGATCTTGAAACTGTTTTGGCGCCTCCATCTTCAAATGTGAGTCTCGTCGTGTATGATGAGGATACGAATTCGATTAGCTTTTCAAACGTGGGAGTATCTAATGCATTCACGTTCGAATTTTTTGATGGAACAAATGGATTCTTACAAACGTCGTCTTCCTTAACGACACCACACCAACTCATTGGGTTTAGTTCTAATAATCAAACGTCAACCAACGGGATACTCAAGTCAGGTGCGATAAATCTTAATGGACCTAACTCTCTCATACTCAAACTCACAACTGGGTCCGATGAATTTACACAATCTGTGTATAGCTCAACACCCTTCTATACGGGACATATTCTCCTGGATGGTTCTGACTTTATCAATATAAGTGGTGGTGATGATCCACTCATACATCATTTTCATTCCGGATCTCAAAAAATCATAAAGGATTTGAAAATTGAATTCTTTTACATGAGTCATGGGCGTCTCATT